CTTGTCAACGCCATCTACAACTTGGTATAAGGGGGGATTAGACAATGGCTACTCTTTCACAAACCGTTGCTAAAGGTGTTCGTGTTTACGAAGCCGAAGTAACCCTTCCTACCGCAAGTGGTACTGTAACTGCCGTTAGCATTCCTGCTAACTGCATGGTACTTGCCGCTGGTGCAGTCATCACTGAAGCCTGTGCTGGTTCAACTGCTCACACTGCTGACCTGTCAATCGGGTCTGCTGACATTGTGACAGCAATTAACCTGCAATCTGGTTCAGTAGGTGACATCATCACAGAAGCCGCCGTGCCACAAGGTACGACTGTTGCCGACACTATTGACGTTGTTTCAACTGTCACTGGTACAGGTACTGCTGGTAAGGCACGTGTCTACGCACTCGTTGTAGACATGACCGCACCACGCACTGCTGATGAAGTAGACCGCGACACACTCGCCTAAATAACGTATTGGGGCAGCTTTCGGGTTGCCCCTTTACATCTTGTGATAATATTGGAGAAAACAAATGGCAATCACAACTGCTATGTGCAATAGCTTCAAAACAGAACTTTTAGGCGGTCTTCATGATTTGGACACGGACTCGCTTAAACTTGCTCTGATTAAAGCATCCCCTACTGGCACGTATAATGCCAGCACAACTAATTACTCTGACGTAACAGGTAACTCTGACGAAGCATCTGGCACTAACTATACTGCTGGTGGTCAGGTACTTGATGGTGCGTCAATCACTCTTGATGGTTCTACTGCTATTGTAGACTTTACTGATGAAGTATTCAGCAACGTAACAGTTTCTGCTGACGGTTGTATTATTTATAATACAGCTAACAGTAACTCTGCCATTGCTGTTATTGACTTTGGTGGTACTGTTTCTGCTACTGCTGGTGACTTGACAATTGAATTTCCTGCCGCTGACGCAAGCAACGCTGTAATTCGTATTGCGTAAGGAGTAGAACATGGCGTTCTACGATTCCTTTGATGCTCTTTATGGTACTGGTGCATACGGTTCTGCTAGATACGGAATTGTAGCACCTGAAGTTGCATTAACGGGAGTCAGTGCCACTGGTTCAGTTCAAACTGTTGCTATCAATGGATTTGAGATTGACATCAGTGAACGCTTAAACAGTGTAAGTGCTACGGGTAGTATTAACACAATTACTGTTAATATTATAGAAGCACTAAACAGTGTAAGTGCTACAGGTTCTATTGGAACAGTTGAACCAAAAGTAGATGAGGCACTAAACAGCGTATCGGCTACAGTATCTATTGGTACTATTCAGCCAAACGTAAGTGAACCTATTACTGGTGTAGTTGGAACACTTACACTTAACGGTGCAGGACTGGACATCAGGTCTATTAACCGTGTTCCTGTTGATGGTGTAAGTGGAACAACCACGCTAGGAACAATAGAAGCACAGACTACAGAAGCACTGAACAGTGTGAGTGCTATAGGTGCTGTAGGAAGTCTTACTGTTCATACTGCAGCAGGACTCACAGGTGTTGCTGGAGAACTCAACCCCTTACGCCCATTCACTGCAAGTGGTGATGCACAGCTTTCTACAGCAGAAAAAAAGTTTGGCACTGCTAGTTTACTATTAGATGGAACAGGTGATTTTGTAACAACAAGTTACACTTCAAGTCTGTTAACAAGTTCAGAATGGGCTGTAGATTTTTGGGTTTATTCTTCAACACTAACAAGTCAAACTGCTCATCTTTGGGATGGACAAAACTCTAACTCTGGTTTTGCTTTACGTATTAGTAGTGGTAATTTACAAGTAATTAAAGATGGTTCTATAGCTAGGTCAGTTAGTGGACAATTAAGTAACAATACTTGGCATCATATACGACTACAAAGAAGGTTTGCCTTTACAGAAATATTTGTAGATGGATTCCAAAGAGGTCAGCAAGCAGGTGCAGGATACAATGCTCATACCTATGTAATTGGGGCTAAAGAAAATGGTTCTGAAGAATTTACTGGCTACATTGACGAATTTAGAGCCTCTACACCAACAGGTCTTTCTGCTGCAAGTTTTACACCTGAAACAGAAGCGTACTCTTTAGATGGAAGTACAGAAGCACTACTTCATTTTGATGGTACAAACGGTTCTACTACCATTACAAATGAAGCATCTAATGTAATTAACCTTACGGCAACTGGAACTGCCAATCAAACATTAACAGGTGTATCTGCTACAGGTTCGATTGGTGAAGTAGAGGACCAGCCAACAGAAGCTTTGCTAAGTGTAAGTGCAACAGGCGCAATTGGTAGTCTGACCTTGCACGTCGTTGAATCTCTTGTTGGAGTTGTTGGAACCGGAGCAATCGGCTCATTATCCCCAAGCGATGCAATTACCGTGTTTACCGCGTCAGCATACGACAGGAAGAACACAGTACACGTCATTCCATCTGCACTTATCTTCCGTTCAGTAGACAGCGGGGCTGCGGCAGACGCATACGACAGAACACGTATGGTTAGTGTTCTACCAAAACAAACAAGTAACCACAGAAGGGCTGCGTAACGATGTCTCTTAAATGGCCTGATAAAGACCCAGACGACCAGTTGGATTATTCTATAAACTGGGGTCCGGCTTTAGACACAGACACAATTTCTTCTCTTGTCTGGAAAATTTACGATGAAAACGGTACGTTGCAAACATGGTCAGATAGCCAAATTGTAAACGGTCTTCAACTGGTGAGCCGTACCAACACAAATACCGTAGCTACAATATATCTAGGAAGCGGCACTGCGTTTACTACCTATAAGATTGTTTGCCGTATGACAGCCAGTGATGCAACTATCCGCGAACAAGAGGTTCGGATTCGTGTTGTGGAGAAAAATTGATGGCGTATAACTACCTTTCCCTTTCGAACGAAGTCTGCCGCCGCCTCAACGAGACGGAGTTGACATCTAGCAATTTTAGCAGTGCTTCTGGATTTTATGCACAAATCAAAGACAGCATCAACTCTGCAATTCGTGATATCAATCAAAAACATTTTAACTGGCCGTTCAATCATAACACAGACGACATTGTTTTAACAGCAGGTGAATTGCGATACCCGCTTCCAGAAAACGCCAAGTACACTGATTTCGACACGGTTCGCTTGGCTCGTGATACTGCTGTTGGCGTCGGGTCAGCCAAGCACTTGACACAAATGTCCTACGATGAGTACGTTGACCTTCACATCGACCAAGAGTACGAAACAGACACAACAAAGGGTTCAGCACCCGAACACATTGTTCGTTCACAAGATGGTGACATCATTGTGGTTCCGATGCCAGACAAGGCGTATACAATCGAGTACGAATTTTTTATGTTTCCTGCAGACTTGGAAACATACGACGATGTACCAACAATTCCGTTTCGCTTTAAACACGTCATTGTTGACGGGGCTATGTATCACGCCTATATGTTCAGAGACAATCTAGAGTCCGCCAGCCTTTCCCTACGCAAGTTCGAAGAGGGAATGAAGCACATGCGGACTCTTCTTGTAAACGAAAACGCATACGCACGGGCGGTTTAAATGCCGGATAGATGGCAAACATACTCGTTTGAGTTCAAAGGCGGACTCATCACGAACCTGTCCCCGTACCAGCAAGGTATTCAGGCTCCGGGGTCTGCTCGTATTCTTCGCAACTTTGAGCCGTCAGTATTTGGTGGATATCGCCGTGTCGAAGGGTACGATAAATTTGACACTAACGCCCTTACTAATTCAGGAAATGTACGGGGTATTTTAAGGTACAACGCGGAAGTTTATGCTGCACGAGGTGATGACTTATTTAAATCTAGCGGGTCTGGATGGACACAAATCACGGACAACGCGACATACAGCAGTACGGGTATCACGCTTGGTGGTTCTGCAAAAATCCGATTTCTCAAGTACAACTTTGATGGAACAGACAAGTTCATGGTTGTCGATGCGACGGGAAAACCGTTCAGATTCGACGGAACTACCTTCGAACAGCTAACATCTCTGTCGTCAGATACCTCTGGCGCAAGCCACATCGTCAATTTCAAGAACCACATTTTTCTTGGAAACGGCAAAAATCTTGTTTTTTCGGCCCCATACGAAGATGATGACTTTACAAGTGCGAGTGGTGGTGGTATAATAAACATAGCCGATACGATTACAGGGCTTATTGTTTTCCGTGACCAGTTGATTATTTTTAGTGAAAATACAATTAACAGGCTTGTTGGTAACAGCATTGGCGACTTTCAGTTGCAACCGGTATCGCGGGACTTGGGGTGTGTGGCTGAAGACACCATTCAGGAAATTGGTGGTGACATCATGTTTTTAGGGCCGGATGGTTTGCGGCTCTTTTCAGCAACTGACCGCGTGGGTGACTTTAGTCTTGGGGTTGTTTCGAAGCCAATACAAACTGAAATGCTGGACCTTATCTCCAGTAGCACAACATTTAACAGCACGGTAATTCGTGAAAAAAGCCAATATCGAATCTTTGGATTCAACAGCGGGTACACGAACAGTGCCGCAAAAGGAATAGCGGGAACACAACTTCAAGAAGGCCTTTCGTGGAACGACCTTCGCGGATTCAATGCGTATGTTACCTTCAGTGAGTACGACGGGTTTGCAGAACGCATCTATTTTGCTGCTTCGGACGGGTACGTTTACCAGATGGAGCAGGGCAACACACAAGACGGAACTGACATCGTTGCTACATTTGCCACTCCGTTTGTTCCGCTGGGAGACCCTGAAGTAAGAAAAACGATATACAAGGGCACTACCTATTTGGACGTTAACGGCGACTTTGATTTGGAATTTTCGTTAAAGTTCGACTTTGACCAGCCAGCTTCACCGCAACCAGATTCGATTCTTAGTACAGATGCTGGTGCATCTATTACCTACGGTTCCGGTATTTACGGAACTTCCCTTTTCGGGGTTAAACAAAAGGCAATTTTTGAAGTGCCAACAATAGGTTCAGGATTTACAGTGTCTATACTTTACGAAACAACGGGAGCAAATACAGACGCTGTATTTACCGTCGATGCTGCAACCTTACAGTTTGCAACATACGGGAGGAGATAAAAGATGGGTACAGGTTACACCCGCAACGATACGCCAAACAACATAGCTGATGGAAACGTCATCAACGCCTCCGACCTTGACGGCGAGTTTGACGCAATTCAAGCAGCGTTTAACGCAACAACTGGTCACAGTCATGACGGCACAACAGGCGAAGGTCCGCAAATTGACACGGCGGGTATCGCGAACGACGCTGTTACGCTTGGTACCAAAACGTCAGGTAACTACGTTGCTGCCGGTGCGGTTAGCGGTGTAGGTCTTTCTGGTTCTGCGTCTAGCGAAGGCGCAACATTTACAGTTACATCTAATGCCACCTCTGCAAACACGGCAAGCACCATTGTTGCCCGTGATGCAAGTGGCAATTTTTCTGCCGGACAAATCACTGGTACATCCTTTGTGACCACTGGCGATATGACCTTCGGCGACAACGACAAAGCCATCTTCGGTGCTGGGTCTGACTTGCAGATTTACCACGATGGGTCGCATAGCTACATAAAGGATGCGGGGGATGGCGATTTAATTTTGCAAGGTTCTGATGATGTAAAAATACAAACTGCATCTGGGACAAATCTTGCAGTATTTACTGAAGGCACTTATGCACGTCTGTTTTATAACGGGACAGCAAGATTTGAAACCACCAACACAGGCGTGGATGTCACTGGCACACTATCCGCTAACAATATTAGAGTTGGGGTAGCGTTAGATTCTTGGGGTGCTAACAGTCACGTTCTTCAGATGGGTGATGCTGCAACAGACACGGGGGCATTGGCTTGGAATACCGTTTCTGGGGCTGATTACTTCGATTTGATGTATCAAAGCTATTTTGATGGGACAAACTACAAATATGCAACTGCCGCAGCAGCATCAAGAATTAGCCAAAGAAATGGTAGCATAACTTTTGATAGAAAAGCCGCAGGAACCGCAGACGCTACATTTACTTGGGATAATAGCTTAAATATTGCCAGCAACGGCGACATCAGCTTCTACGACGGCACAGGCACCACGCAAGGTTTCTACTGGGATGCCTCGACACAGTCGCTTGGGCTGGGGACTACAAGCACTGGCGGCGTCCCCTTGTATGTTAAGGGCCAAACCAACAGCAACGTAATGATTGTGGAGGCCACAGGCACTGCGGCAAACTACATCTTTGATGTG